ACTGCCAGAACACTTATGATTAATTGCTCGATATTGTCGAGCGATGCTGGATTGCTGTTATAGGCAACCGCAACTGAAATAGTAAAATTGATCTTGGCTCTGATATTGCTTTTGCTTATTGTTTCGAATTCTAAATATGGTGAATCAGGCACAACCACCACAGCTGGTGGAATTACTGTTTCAGGCACGAATGAATAAACATTTCCTGCGACAACTGATAAAGCGGTTGCTAAAGGTGTCCGGATCTGTTGAAGAATTGTTTCATTTGGCATTTAGAGAGCCATGCTTTCGGTGTCCATATATGAACCAAGCAAACCAACGCACTTATTGAAAAGTGATCGACCCATTCTAAATGGTGTTGGTGAAAAATCTACTCCTTCGATTTGTCCTCCGCCGGCAAGTCTTGCTTGAAAGACTTCGACTGAAACTGTATAAACGGCTGACTGAACAGCTGCGTTTCCAACATAAGTTGATGCGCCAGAAAGGGTAGCAACTCCGGATGGGATGACATTAGCCTCGAGTATATCGGCGTTAGTGATCGATGCTGAAAAGGTATATTGTCCAAGATTGTCTGCCAGCACAACTCTTGTTCCGTTGTAAGGTGATCCGCATCCTGTGATGACAACTGATTGCCCTTCGGTAAATTCATGAATTCCTAATGTGGTAAATGTAGCAACATTGTCTGACAATGAAGTTGCTTGAATTGGTGCTTTGAATGTAACAAGCATTGGCAGAATAACAGTTTCTGCTGTGTCAATAATTTGGTTTAAATAAGTATCGTTATACAAGGCGGATGACACACCAAGGACGGATCGCAACTCGGTGGCTGTAATTATGCTTGGCATGTCATCTCCTTACTCCCATTAATGGATGCCTAGGATCGGGAGCAACCCTAGGCACTCAGTTAAATTAGGCTACTGCTAGCTTGCGGAATGCGGTTGGGTAGCGATTAACTACGCAAACATATCCGTAGATACCAATTTCAATGCGTCCGTTTGCAACGATATTGGCACGAAGTTCTACTGTGCCACTCTCGTGGAATCGCATTGCTTGTGATGGATAAACCAAAGCATGCTTGGCGTTAGCATCATCACCTGTGTAGTTAGGGCTTACAACTAAATCAAGTCCAGCAACTGTGCCGTTTGTTGATCCTTGTGTAATCACGCCGGCAGCATTTTGTGGTGCTGCTGCTGCAAATAGTGGACGGCTATCAGCTGTTGCTGCAAGTAATCCAGCAAAGTCAATTCCGTTTGTTCCACCTGAAGGAGCAACCAATAGTCGGTTAGGTGTAAAGCGCATTACGCCATAGGAATCAGAAATTCCATCAACGATTGATGCGTAGATTGATGCGCCAGTTGATGCACTTGCATTCTGTGATGCAATTTGTGCAGCATATTGATCGGTCTTTTGTGCATAAGATGCAGCTAACTCACGAACCAATAATTCTGCGAATGCTGGGTCTGAACGATCAAACAACTCAACATTTACAACATTTGCTCCAGCGAACTTGACGATTGTGTCCTCTTGGAATGTAACAGCGGTGTCAGTTGATGAAAACTCTGAACCTTCTGAAGTTACTGCAACAGTTGCTTGTGTGCCCAACTTAGGTGTGAAAATTTTCATTCCTGTTGCTGGTAGTGGTGCTCGCTCAATTGAATCGATAAATGGACGGCTTGAATCAATTATGCCGATGAGATCGCGCAAATAATTTGGTGGAACAGTTCCGGTGTTCTCAGTAACTGTTGCAATCTGTAATGCTGCAAGTAGGTCACGAGCATCATTGTCGCCACCTAGTGCTTTGATTTGTGCATTTAGATATTGTCCTGCTGTAACATTTGTATCAACGCGTGGCTTTGTGTATGCCATGTAGTTGGCTGTTACAACTGGAGCCTGTGTCGCTTCTACCGCTTCGGTTGCGATAGGAGCCTCAGAAGTAATTTCTGACACTATGTTCTCCTTTGTTGTGGTTTCCTCAGCGGTTGCTTCGGAATTCTCTGGTGTTTCACTAGCTGCAACCTCAGCTACTCTTGCGCTGTCAATTGCAGGATCTGTTACAAGTGAAACTTCCTGAAGTGTGCTTGATTTAATTCTTAGCACGCCTTCCTCATTTTTCCATTCATTAATTTTTACTCCCACGCTAAATCCATCACGAAGCCCAGTTGCAGCCTCCTCTAATGCATCATCTGCTGAAAATGTTTTAGCCAAACGAAATGTTGCCTCTAAGCCTGTATCTGTGGCAGTTATATCAACAAGTTTTCCAAGTGGCTTAGTTCTTTCATGCTCAAGCAATAATTTGACTGGCTTAGAGAAATCAATGCTGTCTTTTTCAAATACTGTTAATCCTGCGCTAGTTGAACCTTGCTCATCCCATGTAACTATCTTTCCTGAGATTGTGCGTTTGTTTGTATCGGCAGCTGTTATTTCTATTGGGAAATTAATCTTCATCGGATTAAGTCCTCCTCCTCTTGGATTTGCTCAATGCTCATTGCACCGATGCGATTTAGGATTTCATAAACTTGAGCACGCTCTAATGCTGAACCTCTCAAGAAATCATCTATGTCAAATCTAGTTTCGATTCCGTTAGGGCAGAAATCCGCAGCGGACAGGCGTTGCTCAATGGCAGTTAAGATTGGTCGTAATGAAAAGTCAATAAGTGCTTTGCGTTCCATAACTGTTGTGCTATAAGTCATTGAGGTAACTTCTGCTGACACGAATGATGCAGGAATGCCAGCTGCGCGTGCAATTTCCAATGCAAGATATTGGCGTGCTTCATTTAATTGTAATTTAGCCGGATCAAAACCTAATGCTTGTAATTCGACATCGGCATTTAAGAATGCGGTGGCTCTTGTTGATCTTGACACTCTCCATGATTCTAATAATTTTGTAATTCGCTCTGGAGTTAGATTTGTTCCATTTGATTTAAGAACCATTTGTGGCATTGGCTCTTTTGCATACATTTCAGCAGCTTGTTCCAATGCAGCAGCCGCTTTAATTGTGCGACCTGCTCTGTTAAGTATTCCTTCATCTAATCCGTTAAATACAATTAAAGAACCAATTCCAAATGGTGGAACTCTTTTGCCATCTACTGTGTAGTATTCAATTTCTGTGCTGTTGCCATTTAATGATGCAAATACTCTGTTTGGTGCAATTCTTGTCCATGCTCTAATTCTTGATGCATCAGTTGATGAGTAGGCATCCATAATCATTCCATAACCAACTCCGTATAATAAAATATCTTCCGCCAACCATGCATAGATAGCAGAACCTGCAACTCTTGGATCTGGTTGCATAATTACACGATTTGGTCTTATGTGTTCATTTGTAAAATGATTATATTGTTCAAGCGGTAAAGATCCGACTGTTGAGCAAATTATATTTCTTGCGCGTGCTCCGCTAGGAATTGCCATGTACTGTTCACGAGTTGCAGTTGTTGTTCCAAATAAAATTCCGCCAACTAATTGTTGTGCGTTGTAAGGTGCAAGCGCAGCAGCAACATCTACTGGTTGAATTGTCTGCTTTGTGGTAAAACGATCAAATAATCCCATTAGCACATAATATACCATATATGCTAATTATCCGACTTGTATATCTATTTCCGTTTCAGGTTGTGTCGCAAAATAAGTAACTAGTGCTGAGGCAACTGATGCACAAACTGCAACCCTACTTGCTCGCCTTCCAATAATCCAAGATCCATCACCAAATGGCAATTTAGCAGCTGATAATGTTTGTTGGGTCAATTCCTCTTGCCCCGAATGCTGAAGCCTGTGTGAGTTAATTGCACCGAGCCACCTGTCACACGATTCTGCATAGATAGCCCCATCCATATCAGTAATTTGGATTCCGGCAGAATTTAGACGGCTAGCAACTGCCATGCTCGTTCTTTTGCTAAAAGCCACAGTTTGCGTGTTGTATTTTCTAACATAGGGCGCAATATCGTTTGCAACCGCTAAATCGTTTAAGCTGTAATCGTTTGACCAAGTATGAAGCAATTGAATATAAAATCTTTCACCCGATAATCTTTGAGCAGCTACTAACGCACCAAATTTACGATCTGGACTTAAATCTAAACCAAGCCAAGTAGGTTGTTCAGGATCTAGGGGAATTGCATCTATCTGACACATTGCCCACTTTTGAGCATCAATTGCTGAGTTGATCGTATCTACCCATTGAGCCAATACTTCGGTTCTTACAATATCTGGAGGATCGTTAATAACTGCTTTTAAGTTATCTGGGTGAATTGTTATTCCTAATGATGGGTTGGCTTGAGCAAATGCACTCCAGTTCATCTCGCCTGACGGAAGCAAGATCGGAGCATCAGGTTCTGCACTCCACTCAAACCAACCTATCGGATCGTTGGTTGTAGCTGAAACCAACGCCCTCTCACGCAATTTGTTTAGGATTACGGAATGCTGATCACCAGCTGAGGAATAAATCCATACCTGCGGATTTTTAGCAGCCATCATTGAGTAGCGCATTGATGACCAAGCATCCTCATCTTTGTATTCTCTCAACTCATCAAGATGGATTGTTTCAGGTTTGCTTAATCCTCTAGCTGCATTGTTTGCAGCCTTTACGACAAACCGCCTGTTACCAAATAATTCAATTTCTTCCGCGCCATGTTGCCACCGGATTTTCTTTACTTCCTTTTCCAACTTAGGATTAGTTTCAATTAAGCCAACAATCTGTCTAAATGTTTCAAGTGAAGTTGTAAGTCTGTGAGCTGATGCAAGCTGCAACCCTTCGCCCCACACAAACATTCCTGTCAAAATCCTCAGCATCATCAAAGTGGACTTACCTTGTTGGCGTGCCATAATTAAACCAAGTTCAGAATGAGCCCAGCGACCATCGGCTCGGACTTTGTGTCCATGAATGCACACGAATTTTTGCCATTCCATAAGATTGATCTTAAGTTCGGCAGCAAGATCAATGATGTCTTGACCTTTAGACGGCAAATCACTAAGTTTTGAGTGAATACGCGGTGTTTGCACACCTCCTAATCCTGAATAAGCCTGATCTACGCTTATCTCGCCTGTTTCAAGGTTGATCAATCTGATCCAGTCTGATCGTGGCTGATCGAGGTGTTTTGTGGGTTAGAAAAGGAACGGGGGGTCGGTGGTGTCCTTGCGCCCACAAAAAAACGCCCACCCTTAGATAAATTACATCTTCGACAACTTGCAACTAAATTCTCATCACTATCATTTCCTCCAAGCCTGCGAGGAACTACATGATCAACAGTTGTAGCTTCTTGATTACAGTATTGGCAAATGAACTGATCGCGTCTTAGGATTCGACTGCGAATCGATCGCCAATGTCTGGTAGATCCAGTATCTCTTAAAGCTGATTTACTCAATACCATCCCTTAATCTTATGATGAGCGAGCGCATTACATGGATTAGAGTATCGCTTCTCAATGTATTTTAATTGCCAATCAATCTGTTTGTATCCATCAACTCTTGATAAGTATTTTGATCTACCTTGAGGAATACCATAATGACTACCATTCTTGGCTTTTGGATTCCATCTTGATTCTTTGTAATTCAACTCATCTAAACAATAAAATTGATCTAAGTCGTTAAGTTGTATGAAAGCCCATTGTCTGTAATGATTTGTTTTGTCTAATGCAACGGAATCATTCTTTAGAAAGGCTGTTGTCATTACCAATGACAGAGATATCACCAAACCAAACCTTGCGATCTTTCTGCTTCGCAGATCGCCCTTTCGCTCTGAAAGCGAATTTGCGTTTAAGGGTAGCATACGACTCCAAATTCATTAACATAACCGCAGGTCAGACGGCAAGTCCTAATCATGTTTTAACCTTACCTAACTTTCTTAAAGCCTGTATATTTTCATCACCTATTGCAAATAAGGCACAACGCCATCTATGTTTGACTATATGACCACTAGCTCCTACAAACCACATATTTGGCGGTAAGAAGAGGCAACCAGTATCAGCATCCCATAATTTATTAGCCCATTTTCCATTGCTACTAGTAGGAACTAAACAGAAACCATTTCCATGTTCCAACCATTTGTCTATCCAAGGCGTTACCTTGCTAAATGGTGGATTCATCCATATACGACCATACCAAGGCTTGCTTAGGGCATCGTCTTCAATGGTATATCTGTGTTTTGTGGGAACTTCGACTAAAGGGTGATAACTACTTGCAACATCTAAATCAAATTCTAAACCTAAAGCGTCAAATACCCATTTCGGCGTATAACACTCATCTTTACCAATTACAGTTTCCATTATTGCTCCTTTACTAAAATACAAGTATGACAAGCCTGATCTGTAAATTGCCAAGATCCACATTGATTACATCTAATTACAGGTTCTTGCGTGTCAGTGGATTCTGCTAGATTTTTTGTTCCAATAGCGCAACACTTGAGGCATTGATAGACCCTAAATCCATCAGCTGTGTCGTAGCCATCCATCCAGATAAACTCTGAATTGGCTGAACAAAAGTTGCATCTAAACTTAACCACCTTTACCAGCCCATCCTGTTCCCTTGAAAACTGCTGGAACTGCTGTGTAGACACGCGTTAATTCAAAGCCACATACTTGACAAAGAGGGATTTCGTGCTGCATCGGAAGATCCAATACAATACTCGACCCCTCTCTATCACAAGCGTATTCGTAATTTGGCACTATGGAATTCGATTGATTGAATGACAGGAATAGCATCGAAGCAGATCGCCCTCATGAAGTAATCTGTCATCGTTGCAAGTATCACAAACAATTGTTGATGGTTCTACCTTAACTCCGTTATCTGTAAAAGTGGCAGTTAAACCAGAGCCATCAATCATTATCATTTCGCCCATTTATTCCTCCTCTCTAAAGAACCAACTGCCATTTGCAGCTGTTACTGCCCACTTAGCATCGCATTGATTGCCTTTAGGTGCGCTGCATACATAACCATAATAAGGCTTACCAGTTTTAGCAGTTCCTTCTTTTAATATCATTAAGCCATGTGAGCATTCTTGCTGTTTAGGTTTGGTCGATAAGGCTTCTGCAACATCACCGACTGACCAAGTTGTCGGTTCGCTTGTTGGCGTAGCATCATCTGCAAATGATTTTCTGAGTGCCATTTCAATAACTTGCGAATTGCCACTTCTGCCATAAATGTTTTTAATTGGTGCATCATCAACCTTTCGCATGTCATCTTTTGTAGCTGTTTTGTCTGATCCTTTGAGAATAATTATTGCCCTCCCAAGAGCTGATGTGGCGGTATCTTCAACATAAAACTTTTTCATGTTTTGGATATAACTCTCTCTTGCACCAAATGCAACATTGCTAACTGCCGGTGATGTGTCCTTGCTATCTCGCCACAATGTCGCTTGGATTAAAATATAACCATTGACTGCATCATGGCTTATTACAGATATATCAGATCTGCCGGATGGAAAGTTAGATATAAACCATTTGTTTAGAGTAGCCACATCCTCATAATCGGCTAAGTTAAATGCCATTAGTTAATCCTCCCAATTTTCATCTTTGACGGCATCAAGCACAGTTTTATAGACAGATCCATAGGCAATAAAGTCTTTGATGCTGTCGTAATGATCTGGGGTTTCACTAAGCCTAGAAACCTTGACCAACGCCATACATAAAGCAGCTTGGTGTGGTGTGATTGGGAAGTCGAGATAAGCAGACCATAAGCCTGCAATTCTTTTGTGGTTGTAGTATGGATGTCCATAGACACTTCCACGCTGTTGGATCGTAGTAATGACCTCATCAAACAGGCTTTCAGTTTTTGTCATAATCAAATACCTGATCTCGCTTGGCATCTGTGATCCGGCGGTGCATGTCATAGCCGTCTTTACGACCTTTCCAGTAACCTGACTGAAAGGCGTTTTCTTTGATTGTTATTACAATCCCATAACCTATTACTATCCCAAGCATGCAATAAAGCCATAACCAAGGTGTTGTTGTTTCTATCATGTCGCTCCCTACATATACACAGGCGATCTGTGCATACATAAAGTATGACCTAAATCAATGACCTTAGGTTAATTACTTTCGGCGTGTTTTATAACGATTAGATAACGCCAATATCCTCAAATTCATCGATATGGTCATCAATCGTGCGGTGCTTATAGTCTGTTTCAAGCCCCATACGACTTTCCAAGAGCTGTGAAACTGCCATCTTTATTGATTGGAATTAGAGTTGGCGTCATGTTTTTTCCGTTCCATTCAAGGATTGCGATACCCATCTGCCAATTAGCCACAGTTCGCGTATAAGAGGCTTTTGCTTTATTCATGAGGTTTCCTACCTCAATGCCATATAAAGGTCTGTAATGACCTCCTATGCCCTCTGAATAGGCACTCATGCCCAACCTGTGGGTGTGCCCAATAACGCAACTTTTGCCCGTTTTGCGACTAAGGTTCAATGCAGTCATTCCAGCATTTGGATTGGCATTGCCTTCATCGCCATGAGCCAACACCCAACCCTTTTCAAATTCGTAGAATGTCTTATGAAATGTAATTCCTAAATTCTCAAAATCCATGAACTTTGCATATTGTAATTCTGGAAGGCTGATCAAGCCTGGCACTTTTAAGAGAGTGTTATATAAGCGATCAGTATGATTACTGCGGACAATATGAGCCTCTTTAGCATTTTCAGTTAATGACCAAAGGATCTCTTGAGTAGCTGTGCGATCTTGGTCAAGAGTTTGTTGATAAGCCAAAGGTGTTTTCTCAGCCCATCGAGAAATGGTTTGGAAGTCAATTTCATCGCCAACACATAGAACGCTGTCAAACTTCTCACGCCTTGCAAGTTTGATGACATTCTTGACTGCTTGCTCATGATGGTAGGGTATTTGAAGATCGCTGATAACTAAATATCGCTTAATCGTCATCCTCATCGTCAGTTGGATCTATGGAAGGAATAATCCCACCATCGCCTACGACCCAATCAGGGAAAGTCTTATGCTCTGTCATTAACCAGAATGCGTGCTCTGGAGTAAATCCTGCTTTACGAGCTGCTTTATAGCATTCGTGCAACGCAATGTAATGCGCATCAATCTTTGATGGATCAGGAGTGTGGCGAACTACGCGACGATTGATCTTTTTGCGTTTGATAGGTTTTCGTGTGTTCGCCATAAATAAATTATCGCTTACTGATTAAGATAAACAGATCATCAACACGCGCTTCTAATCTGTTTAATTGATCCTTCATGCTTGAACCACCATTAGGTTTGAGTTCTTGCAAGTAGGATTTAATAACCCATCGCAGACCCACTAATAAACTTGTTGAGATGGCGCATACGCCAACGGCTATACCAACCCATTCGTTTGCGGTCATTTCGCATTTACGCCGTAATCAGCTTCTTTGCCTGAACTTGGATCAATTGCTTTAGCAACAGGCGCAACTATTGAACCAAGCAGAATTGCATACTCTGGTCGAATGTCGGCTGCGATTGCTAACAGGACAGTAATACCGGAAGCTGCAACAGCTCTTAGATATGACTTAATTGCTGCCTTGTGTTTGTTGGTCAGTTTCATTACTTGCCTCCTAGTAGTGGGATGTTAAAGAACTCGCCTTTTTGATTTGGTTTGAATGAGATATGAATATGTCGCGTGTGCTTATTAATCCCACGATATTTGACAAAACGCCAAAATGACTTAGCACTAGCAATCTTGCCACAATGGATTATGTAACTAATCCGCTTATCGGTTTTTGCAGCAACCCTGATTTGCTCGGCTAAGTAAATGCTCATTTCAGGCTGATCACATAATTTGGCATCGACATCGATAGCACAAACTTCACCAGACGGCAAGGGATTGTGATCGCTCTTAGTGTTTTGGTGCTTTTCGTTTCCAATCCAACCATCAGACTTGCGTGATCTATCGGCAAAACTGTCGTCAATCTGCTCACGCATTTGAACAGCAGCTTTAGATAACCAAGCCTTCATTAGCCAAGTATCGTTTTAAGTTCATCAGCAGTTAAACCAATGCGATCAAGAATTGCTGCTCTAGCAGTTTCTTTTGCTTCGCGTTCGCCTTTACGGGTTGCTGCATTGGCAGCATCTATTTCCATTTGAGCAATTTCCTGAGCAGTTGCATCTCTGACAATTTCTTCGCCAGTTTCAACATTAACTATTTTAATTTGTGGTTTTTTTGTCATTTTATGATACTCCGTAAAGTAGGGCTGTGCCTGATGTAAAATTGCCCGCCGATGGGGCTAAACGAATACTTGTGATAGCATCAATTTGATTATAAAAAAAGTTAAAACCACCATAATTGAAATTGGTGCTTGTAGTAGGATTATTGTTAAAAGCGTGACCCGCAGCAGTTTTCCAAGTCACAGCATTTGTATAATCATAAATATCTATAATGACTAAATCAGTTGCAACGCTGTTATCATTTTGCTCAGAAAACGTCATTGAAGTTGAAAGAAACTCCGCATTTGTGCTTTGATTTACTGAAAGTGTTCTATATCTTGTACCAGAATCTCCGTTAAATCTTGCCGTAAGTTCAGGACCATCATCAGCAGGTTTATAGTTTCTAACCACCAATTGTAAATTTTTATAAGTTTGTGGAATAGATGAAAGTGTTACAGATGCACCTGTTAATGTTGTTGTGCTAATTAAAGTCATACCACCGCTTGAAGGTGCAGCAACCCATTCAGGTGCAGTTGCTCCAGAATTTACAGCAAGAATTTGTCCAGCTGTTCCAAGTGCTAATCTAGTTTTAACATTTGCAGTTGATGAGCGATAAGCAAGATCGCCAAGAGTTGTTTCTGGGTTTAAGTTTTTAGTTGTTGTATCAACAGATGAACCAAGCGTGCGAATAGCAGCTGCGCCATCCTTGACCAGCGCGGTGTCGTCTGGTGTAGTCCAGCCATAATTGGTAGTGGTTGCCATATTGTCCTTTATCTCAGGCTACGATTGTAGCGTATTCCCATGTTAAAGTTGGGCTTAAAGTGTTCCATGCCTCTGTGATTGGTGTTGTATTCCAACGCATCGCCACCTGACTAAATGCCACAGGCGACAAGTTAACTGTCAGGAATAATTCGTTAAACCTAGTGCTCCATGACCAACCCTCGACATAACCCTCAAACTCCCCGTCTGATATTTGTGTCGGTAGGTTTTGTAGGTTGAGCGGTTGCCCAATAAACACGCCTAACAAATTATCGCGGTCTGCGTTATCTATCTCTGGGCTTGTTAGCGGAAATGTAATGCTCTGAAATGCCGGCAAGGGAAAAGCGCGTTGAGCAATGTATCTGTCTGCAACCTCTTGAGCATCTACAGCTGAATGAATTCTAGAGTTAATAGTTTCTGCTTTATAGCCATAAAGTGCAATTGATGCAGCTGATGTTGCTGTTTCCTGTGAGTTGTAATTGCTGCCATAATTTATATAAATATCATTTCGCACATCACCTGAACGCATGATTGTAGATAGCCCTTGACCTAACGCATGATTAGCATCTAAATCAACATACCCATTGGCTAGTAAATAAGTCTGCCTATGGTCTGCATCTGCATAACCAATGTTGCCTTGATTGTCCTCGTAAATATAACCAAATGCTGAGTTAGCAATATCTGAAACGACATTGTAAATCGTATCTGTTGTGTTAGGTTGATGTTGCATTGTGTAAAGACCCGGCTGATCTATTTCGCCAAGTCCTAGATTTACAGCTTGCGCCCATGTTTCTGTTGGATCATAACCTGCCCATGTTTCAGCTGCCGGCACATCGTTCCAACTGCCAAGCAATACGCTAGACAATATGTCAAAAATTTGATTACCATCTTCATCTTGCGGAATGTTATCGTTCCAAATCTCTTTTGCTAATTTAACAAGTGATCCCATTGCAAGAACTGTGTATTCAATAACAGTTGCAATTGAACCAGTTGAGCCAACACTTACAGTTATATCTGTTATATCACCGCCAAATATATTTACATAAGTAGCTGATGTATTTTTAACCTGCAAACTTAAACTGTCGTTAATGTCAAATGGAAAAGTTTGACCAGACAACGCCACAAATGTAATCTGCAAATATGATGGGTTTGGTTGCTGGTAAATATCTGTGCGACCAGCCTCATGTTGAATGTCGCTTATTGCAATATTGGTGTAATCAACACCTGCAACTGTAAGTTTCCAATCGGGCGACCAAGCCGTCATTATCCTGCTGCTGCCCTAATTGCTTGATAACTTAATGCTGGAGTAGATCGGGCTGCGCTTTGATTAACTACCTTAGCCACAGCTCTTGCAGCACCTTCGCCATCTATTGCATTTACTGTGATATTAACTGGATTGCCTGAGCCATAAGTAAAGTTAGATCCGCCTTTAGGAACTGATGGCAATGATGATCTACCTGCTGATGGTGCTGGGTTAGGTAATGCACCGATATTAACTCCGGGAATTATATTTACTGCTCGGATTAGTTCATTGGCAAGTGATACAACCAAGCCAATTGCTTCTCTTAAAAATGTAATAAATCCTGAAATGATGCCTGAAATACTTGCAATGGTTCTGCCAAAACTTGCAGCACCTTGTTGAGTTTGTGTCAATGCTGCATTTAATCCTGCATCGCCTGTAAGTCCTGCAATAAATCCATTTAGTGTTGGAATGCCTTTGTCGTTTAAGAAAGTGATAAATTGCTCGACAAATGGCAACAATGCAGATCCTAGACTTTCCTTAGCCTCATCAAATGCAACAGTTAATCGATCAATCTTGCCTTGAAAAGTTTCTGCGTTTGTAGCAGCTGCGCCACCATAGAGTTCTGCAAGTTTGGCTTGCACCTCAGTAAATGACAATGTTGATAATTCTGCTTTAGATAAGCCAAGTCCTAATCTGCCTAAAGATGTAACATTGCCATCTTGCGCACGACCTAACGCGTTGGCTACCTGCTCTAAATCTTTACCAGATGCTTTGCTTATGTCTAACGCTAATGTTAATAATTTTTGTGCTTCCTCAGTATCTTTAGTAGATACAGCCAATCTTTGTAATGCCGGTCTAAGCTGATCATCGGCAACACCTGTGGCAAGTGATGTTTTGAGGATCATGTCCTCAGTTGCCTTTATTTGGGCATCAGTAGCACCTGTGGCAGCCCGTAATGCATTGGCTAACCTAAGTTGTGCAGCCTCATCCTCTATTGCAGCTTTGACCCCATCAACGGCTAATTTAGTGCCATAAGCAACGGCAGCAGCAGCAGCAACTGCAAAAGCAGCAGCCGCCTTTTTTCCGAATGCTGAAATCTTTTGACTGTTACTTTCAACCGCATTGTCAGCTTGATCTAATTTCTTTTTTAAGTCATCAATATCCGCAAGGATTTTAAGCGATAAGGTTCTACTATCTCTTGCCATTATGACCACTTATCCAAAATACGATTGTATGCAGCTTCCCATCGGTTAATCAATTCAGGCTGAATTCTGCGAAGCGTTGGGTAGATAAACCATCCACGCGAACCTCTGCCTTCCCGTCCTGAATATGCAGGAAACTGTTTGAACTTATTAGATCCAAACTCAACACCACCCCATAAGGTTTGCGTGTTAGCCCCACCTGAAAATTTCTGTCGTGCGAAACCATATTTGAACTCACCGATTTTGCTTGTCTTTGAGATGCTAACTCCGTCTGCAACTCTCTGCGCAACCTTGCCTGATTTTGTTCTGCCTCTAGCTGCCGTTTTAATTTCCTCAGCTGCATAAGTTGCCAAAAGATTAGACTGAATTCTAGCCTCTTCAGTCGCTTGCGCATCCATAACTTTGAAAGCTTTGAGAATATCGCGTATGTCATTGCGATTGTAAGCAATTGTTTCACTTGCCATACCTCGCCTCCAATACTTCGATCGCTGTTAATATGTCGTCTGCATCAACCCATTCACTCATTGGTATCTGTGTGGCAATTGCCAACTCAACCAATAATCTGCTTAGGCTTCCTGCTGCGTGGCTTTTGGGTCTGCATCACCGACTATTACATCGCTGACTGTTTCCATCCATGCATCAAATGGTTTGACTGGCTTTCCAGCAGCTTCACGCTTGTGTGCGTTGTATGCTAAAAACATCAGATCCCACATGCCAAGTTTTTCTTTTGCTTGGCTTATGGTGTTGCCAGTTGTCTTTTCCCATTTAGCCCACTCAGGCGGTTGGGCAATATATGTTGCTTGCTCGCCTGAGTTATATTCAATTGTAATTGGTAACTTCATTTTTGCTCCCGTTTCTATTTCTTAACTAAATGTTTCGGTTACTGCTCCACCTGTAACTAGGAATTCGTAAGTAACTGTTTGTGCATCCATTCCTGATCCACCAACTGTTGGGTAACTTGGCTTAATTGGGAATGAAAATGATGCGCCTGTTGCACTTACTAAAGTGATTGTGATGTCTGTATCTGGTGCAGAATCGCATGCAGTCCATAGTGCCTCACATACGGAACTTGTCTTGCCCCAATCGGCTAACATTTCAAGTGCAAATGTAGCTGATACATTTGTGGTTTTGTAAGCCTCGCCATCAAGTGTTTGATAGGTCTGTCGCTCTAAAACCTTTGTTAAAACTGCGCTGGTTGCTTGTGCTTCGATGTCTGTTCCACCTGTGAAAGACAACGAAATATCGCGACCGGTGATTACTGTGGTTGCCATGATTTCTCCTTAGACTGTGCGTGTGTAGTAGGTAGATACTCGAACATCTGCAATAAGCAAAGTCGATGCTCCGACTGTGGTAACTGTTGGTCTTTCGACCGAGCTGACAATATATCCTGCTGGAATTACTGCCAGAACGCTAATAACTAACTGCTCAATGTTATCAAGTGATGCAGGATTGCTGTTGTAAGCAACTGCAACTGATATTGTAAAATTAACTTTTGCTCTGATATTGCTTTTGTTTATTGTTTCAAATTCTAAATATGGGCTATCCGGAACAACTACTACAGCTGGAGGAATAACTGTTTCAGGCACAAACGCATAAACATTTCCTGCAACACTAGATAAGGCAGTTGCTAAAGGTGTGCGGATCTGTTGAAGAATTGTTTCGTTAGGCATTTATTGACACATGCTTTCGGTGTCTATGTAACTTCCCAATATGCCCACACATTTATTGAATAAACTTCTGCCCATTCTAAAAGGAGTTGCAGTAAAATCTACTCCTTCGATTTGTCCTCCGCCTGCAAGTCGGGCTTGAAAGACTTCGACTGAAACTGTATAGACGGCTGATTGAACAGCTGCGTTTCCAACATAAGTTGATGCGCCAGATAGGGCAGCAGTTCCGGATGGGATGACATTAGCTTCGAGTATATCGGCATTAGTGATCGATTGCGAAAAGGTATATTGTCCAAGATTATCTGCCAAGACTGCTCTTGTTCCGTTGTAAGGCGATCCGCATCCTGTGATAACAACTGATTGTCCTTCCGTAAATTCATGTATTCCCAATGTCGTAAATGTAGCAACATTGTCTGACAGCGATACTTTCTCGATTGGTGCTTTGAATGTAACTAGCATTGGCAGAATAACTGTTTCTGCTGTGTCAATAATTTGATTTAGATAAGTGTCATCATAAAGAGCGGAACTTACACCCAATACGGAACGCAATTGACTTGCGGTTATAATTGTAGGCATAAGTTCCTCTCTCAACTCCCATTAATGGATGCCTGTGATCGGGAGCAACCACAGGCACTCAGTTAAATTAGGCTACTGCTAGCTTGCGGAATGCGGTTGGGTAGCGATTAACTACGCAAACATATCCGTAGATACCAATTTCAATGCGTCCGTTTGCAACGATATTGGCACGAAGTTCTACTGTGCCACTCTCGTGGAATCGCATTGCTTGTGATGGATAAACCAAAGCATGCTTGGCGTTAGCATCATCACCTGTGTAGTTAGGGCTTACAACTAAATCAAGTCCAGCAACTGTGCCGTTTGTTGATCCTTGTGTAATCACGCCGGCAGCATTTTGTGGTGCTGCTGCTGCAAATAGTGGACGGCTATCAGCTGTTGCTGCAAGTAATCCAGCAAAGTCAATTCCGTTTGTTCCACCTGAAGGAGCAACCAATAGTCGGTTAGGTGTAAAGCGCATTACGCCATAGGAATCAGAAATTCCATCAACGATTGATGCGTAGATTGATGCGCCAGTTGATGCACTTGCATTCTGTGATGCAATTTGTGCAGCATATTGATCGGTCTTTTGTGCATAAGATGCAGCTAACTCACGAACCAATAATTCTGCGAATGCTGGGTCTGAACGATCAAACAACTCAACATTTACAACATTTGCTCCAGCGAACTTGACGATTGTGTCCTCTTGGAATGTAACAGCGGTGTCAGTTGATGAAAACTCTGAACCTTCTGAAGTTACTGCAACAGTTGCTTGTGCGCCCAACTTAGGTGTGAAAATTTTCATTCCTGTTGCTGGTAGTGGTGCTCGCTCGATTGAATCGATAAATGGACGGCTTGAATCAATTATGCCGATTAGATCACGCAAATAGTTTGGTGGAACAGTTCCAGTGTTTTCAGTAACTGTTGCAATCTGTAATGCTGCAAGTAGGTCACGAGCATCATTGTCGCCACCCAATGCTTTAATTTGTGCGTTTAGATATTGTCCTGCTGTAACATTTGTATCAACACGAGGCTTTGTATATGCCATGTATTGAGCAGTTACAACTGGAGCTTGTGATGCTTCTACCGCTTCGGTTGCGATAGGAGCTTCTGATGTTGTATCAGACACTTTGTCCTCCTGTGTTGTAGTTTCCTCAGCGGTTGCTTCGGAATTCTCTGGTGTTTGACTTGCTGCGACCTCAGCCACTCTTGCGCTGTCGATTGCTGGATCAGTTACCAAACTGACCTCTTGCAAGGAACTTGACTGGATGCGTAACACGCCTTCCACATTTTTCCATTCATTAATCTTTACGCCCACGCTAAAACCATCACGAAGTCCGGTGGCTGCTTCCTCAAGAGCATCATCAGCTCTAAATGTTTTGGCTAAACGAAAAGTCGCTTCCAAGCCTGAATCTGTAGCAGTTATATCGATCAACTTGCCCAATGGCTTTGTTGTTTGGTGCTCAAGTAATAATTTTACAGGCTTTGAAAAATCAATGCTGTCTTTTTCAAATACAGTTAATCCGGCACTTGTTGAACCTTGCTCATCCCAAGTTACGATCTTGCCTGAGATAGTTCGCTTGTTTGTATCGGCAGCTGTTATTTCTATTGGGAAACTAATTTTCATCGAATTAGATCCTCCTCCTCTTGGATTTGCTCAACGCTCATTGCGCCAATGCGGTTTAGGATTTCATAAACTTGCGCACGCTCTAAAGCAGATCCACGCAAGAAATCATCAATGTCAAATCGAGTTTCAATTCCGTTAGGGCAAAAATCCGCAGCAGATAATCTTTGCTCAATGGCAGTTAGGATTGGACGAAGTGAAAAGTCAATCAACGCTTTTCTTTCGGCTAAAGTGTTGGTATAAGTCATGCTAGTTGTTTCAGCAGATACGAAACTTGCCGGAATGCCGCTCGCTCTCGAGATTTCTAGAGCAAGGTATTGACGGGCTTCATTGAGTTGAAGTTTGGCAGGATCGAAACCTAACGCTTGCAATTCAACATCAGCATTCAAGAATGCAGTTGCTCTTGTTGATCTTGACACTCTCCAAGATTCTAAAAGTTTTGTAATTCGCTCTGGAGTAAGGTTTGTGCCATTTGATTTCAATACCATTTGTGGCATTGGCTCTTTGGCATACATCTCAGCTGCTTTTTCTAACTCTGCTGCTGCTTTAATTGTGCGACCTGCTCGATTTAAGATTCCCTCATCTAAACCATTAAATACAATTAAACTACCTAGACCAAATGGCGGAACTCGTTTTCCATCAACTGTGTAGTATTCGATTTCAGTTGAGTTTCCATTTAGTGAAGCAAAAACTCTATTTGGTGCAATTCTTGTCCATGCACGAATTCTTGAAGCATCGGTTGCAGCATAAGCATCCATAACCATTCCATACGCAACTCCGTATAAAAGCAAGTCCTCAGCGATCCACGCATATATTGCTGATCCTGCAACTCTTGGATCTGGTTGCATGATTACTCTGTTTGGTCTTACATGCTCATTTGTAAAATGATTATATTGCTCAAGTGGTAATGAACCGATTGTTGAACAAATTATATTTCTTGCACGAGCACCGGAAGGAATAGCCATGTATTGTTCACGAGTTGCGGTTGTAGTTCCAAATAGAATTCCGCCAACTAATTGCTGAGAGTTGTAAGGTGCTAATGCAGCTGCAACATCTACTGGATTTGCTTGCTGATTTGATCTTGCTGTAAATCGATCGAATAATCCCATTAGCACATAATATACCATAAAGACAAATTATCCGACTTGAATATCAATCTCCGTTTCAGGTTGTGTCGCAAAATATGTTGCGAGACTAGAAGCCACCGCTGCACAGACGGCGACTCGACTAGCCCTTCTTCCAATAACCCAACTGCCATCCCCAAATGGCAACTTGGCTGCTGAAAGTGTTTGTTGGGTCAATTCCTCCTGACCCCCATGCTGTAATCGATGGGAATTTATTGCGCCCAGCCACCGATCACAACTTTCCGCATAGATTGCGCCATCCATGTCGGTTATGGGTATTCCAGCCGGAACTAGCCGACTTGCAACAGCTTGTGCAGTCCGTTTGGAATACGCCACAGTTTGAGTGTTATATCGTCTTACATAAGGAGCAATATCATTTGCAACCGCTAAATCATTTAGGCTGTAATCATTTGACCAAGTGTGAAGCAAAACTAAATTAAATCTTTCTCCTGGTAATTTCTGAGTTGCAACTAATGCGCCAAATTTTCTATCTGGAGATAAATCAAGTCCAAGCCAAGTTGGTGCTTCCGGATCTAAAGGTATTGGATCGGTCTGACACAATCCCCACTTTTGTGCATCAATTGCTGAATTGATTGTATCTACCCATTGCGCCAAAACCTCTGTGCGCACAATATCTGGAGGATCGTTAATAACTGCTTTTAAGTTGTCTGGATGAATTGTAATTCCTAATGACGGATTGGCTTGAGCGAATGCATCCCAATTTATCTCACCTGACGGAAGCAAGATAGGTGCATCGGGTTCAGCACTCCACTCAAACCAACCAATCGGATCGTTAGTCGTGGCTGACGCTAACGCCCTCTCACGCAATTTGTTTAGGATTACGGAATGCTGATCTCCGGCTGATGAATAGATCCATACCTGCGGATTCTTAGCAGCCATCATGGAGTAACGCATTGATGACCAAGCATCCTCATCCTTATACTCACGCAACTCATCAAGATGAATCGTTTCGGGTTTGCTTAAACCTCTAGCTGCATTGTTGGCAGCCTTTACAACAAATCGCCTATTGCCAAACAATTCAATTTCCTCAGCACCGTGTTGCCATCGGATTTTCTTTACTTCTTTTTCAAGTCTTGGATTTGTTTCAATCAAGCCAACGATCTGTCTAAAAGTTTCAAGTGAGGTTGTAAGTCTATGAGCTGAGGCAAGTTGCAAACCTTCACCCCATACAAACATGCCAGTCAAGATCCGGAGCATCATCAGCGTGGACTTGCCTTGCTGCCTTGCCATGATGAGCCCTAGTTCAGAATGAGCCCACCTGCCATCCTCACGCACCTTGTGTCCATGAATGCAGACATACCGCTGCCATTCCATAAGGTTGATGCCCAGTTCGGTGGCAAGGTCGATCATGTCTTGACCTTTTGAAGGTAAATCAGTCAGTTTTGAATGAATTCGTGGAGTTTGCACACCTCCTAAACCTGAATAGGTCGGATCACTTAAGATCTCTCCTGTTTGTAAATTAATCAAAGCGATTCAGTCTGAGCGTGGGCGATCGAGGTGTTTTGTGGGTTAGAAAAGGAACGGGGGGTCGGTGGTGTCCTATCGCTCACAAAAAACCGCCCACCCTTAGATAAATTACATCTGGAACATGAAGCCACAAGGTTGTCATCACTATCAAGACCACCTAATCTCCTAGGTATCACATGATCCACAGTAGTGGCCTCTTGATTGCAATATTGGCAGATGAACCCATCACGCCTTAACACCCTACTGCGAATAGATCTCCAATGCCTAGTCGATCCAGTAGATCGTAGAGCTGACTTGCTCATTAATACCAACCCTTAATTTTATGATGTTGTAATGCTTTACAAGGTTCATCATACCTGTGTTTAATATAAGCCAATCCTCTATCAATCTGTTTAATAGGATTCTTTTCTTTAAGCCCTAATATCTGTGGAATACCAAATGCACTTGATTTAGGATTCTTAGCCTTGTAGTTCCATCTACTCTCTTTATGCCATAACTCATCTAAACAATAGAATTCAGTAAATGAATGATTAAGCTCTATAAAAGCATATTGTTTTAATGTATTAATTGACCAAGATTTAGATTCAGCTCTTTCAAGGCTGTTAATTTGTGCTACAAATACAGCGATCCCAACTAGCGTGCACCTTGCGAGCCATCCCCTACGGGGCTCGCCTTTTCGCCTTGAGGGCGAATGCGAACTAGAGCGTATCATGCGCTACCAAATCCATCAGCAAAACCGCAGGTCAGAGGGCGTGTCGTTTGCATCATCTCACTTTACCTAACTCGCTGCGAACTAATGCTTGGCGACCTTGTAAGCCAATTGCATAGAGAATTACCGGCATAAATATACTGTTAGCCTTGCCATTTGGTTTTACAAACTTGAACTTGGGTGTTGGCATAAGGATACTTAAATCTTGCCTATTCCAAACATCGTAAAACCAATAAGACTTAGACATTGGTGCTAAGCAAATACCATTGCCGTGTTGAATAAATTTATTGTGCCAAATCTTGCCTTCACTAAATGGTGGATTCATCCATACAAACCCATCCCAATTTTGATTAAGGCTGTCATCAGCTAATGAGTAGTGCCTTTTGGCTGGAATGTAATCCACCCCCCCCTTTGGCGCACATACATCTAAATCGAATTCAACACCTAGTGCATCAAAGATCCATTTAGGAGTATATTGCTCATCGCTATCTCTCATATAGACATCCATCCTATGTATTGTGAATCAGGGTTATCAATTAGCCATTGTTTACGCAATTCATTCTGATAAGCCCAATCTATTTGGTGAGTTCCTTCATCGTGAGAATCGCACATGTAAAACACTCCTTGTCTGCAAACATCCATGATCCGCATTTACCACAGCGCATCACCGGCTCTTGAGTATCTATTGATTCAGCTTCATTCTTAACGCCAACAGCGCAGCATTTAAGGCACATATAGACCCTAAAACCCTCGCAAGATTCATATTCATCAAGCCATTGAAACTCGGTATTGGCCGAGCAAAAGTTGCATCTAAAACTAACCATCTTTGCCAGCCCATCCAGTTCCTTTAAAGATTGATGGCACAGCTGTAAAGACACGCCTTAAAGGTGCATTGCATACTTGACAATGAGGGATTTTATGATCCATTGGTAAATCCAATACAATCAGCAACCCCTCACCATCGCACATGTAATCGTAATTAGGCATGATACGGAATTCGGTTTATGGCATGGCAGGAATAGCATCGAAGCAGATCGCCCTCATGAAGTAATCTGTCATCGTTGCATAGATCGCAAGTAACCATTGATGGCTCTACTTTTACTCCGTCATCCGTAAAGGTGGCAGTTAAGCCAGAGCCGTCAATTATTTGTAATTCACCCATTTATTCACCTCCTTTAAAATACCATTTTCCATTAGCCGTGAGAGTTGCCCAATTAGGTGGACATTCTTTGGCTTTACAAACATAACCATAGTAAGGCTTGCCTCCTTTAGAGATTCCTTCTTTCAAAATATGACCATGCTGACATGACGGTGGTTCATTAGGTATTGATGATCCAATCTGATCTACAACATCACCAACAGACCAAGCCACAGGTTCAGGCTCTTTTTTATCAGCTGCAAAACTATCTCTTAAAATTGTTTCGATTTGTGCTGATTTAGATCCTGCCTTGCCATACATATTTTGCCGGCTTTCTAACTTCTCCTTAAATGATGGATTGCTTTCGACCTTTTGCATATCATCCCTCGTAGCAGTTTTGTCAGATCCCTTAAGTAGAATAATTGCTCTACCCAATGCGCTTGTGGCAGTATCCTCAACATAAAACTTTTTCATGTTAGGAATGTAAGTTTCCCTAGATCCAAATGCAACATTAGAAACTGCCGGAAAAGCATCTTTACTATCTCGCCAAATTGTTGCTTGGATTAAGATATAACCCTTTTCCGGATCATGGTTTATGACTGATAGATCTGATCGACCCATCGGATAGTTACTAATAAACCATTTGTTAAGGGTTGCCACATCCTCATAATCATCTAATTTAAATGCCATTGTTAATCCTCCCAGTTTTCATCTTGGACGGCATCAAGCACAGTTTTATAGACAGATCCATAAGCAATAAAGTCTTTGATGCTGTCGTAATGATCTGGGGTTTCACTAAGCCTAGAAACCTTGACCAATGCCATACATAATGCAGCTTGGTGTGGTGTGATTGGGAAGTCGAGATAAGCAGACCAAAGACCTGCAATTCTTTTGTGGTTGTAGTATGGATGTCCATAAACACTTCCACGCTGTTGGATTGTAGTAATGACCTCATCAAACAGCTGCTCAGTTTTTGTCATAATCAAAGACTTCATCTGACTGCTGCTTAATGTTAATCATTCTGCGGTGCATATCCCACCCATCTTTACGGCCACGCCAATAGTGGGTTTGTTTTAAATCATCGATACGCACCAATAGTGCCCAATAGGCAAAACTTAAACCAATAAATAGATAGATAGCCAGTTCAAGTGTCATGCGCTCACCAAGCTAGATGTGTGAATATCTGCACACGTTACACACACTGATTCATAAAATTTTTCTCCGTTGTCATAACGGTATAACCTTAATATGGCCCTATCGGTGGTAGATCCACACATTGGACACTTTCGTAGCTTCATATTGCTCCCTTACATATCCACAGCCTTTGCGGATACATAAAGTATGACCTAAATCAAGGACGCTTGGTTATTTTCTTTCGGAGTGTTGTATAACGATTAGATAACGCTAATATCCTCAAAATCATCGATATGGTCATCAATCGTGCGTTCGTGATAATCGGTTTCAAGACCCATAAGTCCGTCTATTATAGGTAAATGATCCGTCATGATTGACCGGAATCAACTCAACTTGATGTCCTTTATTGCCAAAACTAAGCACCGTAAAACCCATGTTCCAATCGGCTGAGTTATATTTTAGGTAGGTCGCCTTACGCATATCCATGAGATGACCGGCTTCTATGCCCCAAATCGTTGAATAACGCCCGTTTAAGCCAGTTTGGTGTCGGACGGCACCCTGCCTATGGCTATGCCCACAAACTACGCTAGAATGCCACTTTTTACTAAGATTTAAGGCAGTTATACCGGCATGCTTAGACATGTTGCCTTCATCGCCATGAGCCAAGTGCCAGCCCTTTTCAAACTCGTAGGCTCTTTTATGAAATCTAATACCCAAGCTGCTGAAATCCATAAACTTGTCATAAGCCAATTCCGGCAATCCAATAAGTGATGGCGCACCCTTGAGCAAAGTTTGATAAATTCTATCGGTGTGATTCGATCTGACAATATCGGTCGTGCCTAGGTCATAAAGTATTTCCTGACCAAGTTTTCTTTCCTCGTCAAGTGTTTCTGCAAACTCTAGTTTTGTTCCTTTTGCCCAACGGCTTTGCGAACCAAGATCCATTTCATCACCAACATTTAATACAAAATCAAACTTCTCATGCCTTGCCATTTTAATCAGATTTGAAACTGCCTTTGGATGGTGCAATGGAATCTGTAAATCTGGCGTTACAAGATACCTGCGGTTGGCTTTAATTAATCGTCATCCTCATCGTCAGTTGGATCTATGGATGGGATGATCCCACCATCGCCCACAATCCAATCAGGGAATGTCTTATGTTCAGTCATCAACCAAAAAGCGTGCTCAGGTGTGAATCCTGCTTTTCTAGCTGCTTTGTAGCATTCGTGCAATGCGGTGTAATGCTGATCGATCTTTGATAATGGTTCAGGAGATTGGCGAACGACTCGACGATTGATCTTTTTGCGTTTGATAGGTTTTCGTGTGTTCGCCATAATTAAAATTATCGCTTACTGATTAAGACAAACAGATCATCGACACGCTGTTCAAGCCTTGTAATTTGATCCTTAATACTGCTTCCAGAATTGGGTTTCAATTCTTGTAAGTAGGATTTAATAACCCAGCGCAGACCCAGCAACAAACTTGTAGATACGGCGGATACGCCAACGGCTATACCAACCCATTCGTTGGCTGTCATTTCGCATTAAGTCCATAATCAGCTTCTTTGCCGGACTTTGGATCTAATGCCTTGGCAAGAGGTGCAACCAATGCTCCAGCAAGGATTGCAAACTCTGGTCGGATGTCAGCAACAATTGCCAACAGCACAGTAATACCGGAAGCAGCCACAGCTCTTAAATATGACTTAATTGCTGCCTTGTGTTTATTTGATAGTTTCATGCGTTGCCTCCTAGTAGTGGGATGTTAAAGAACTCTCCTGTTTGTTTTGGGTGGAATGAAATATGAATATGTTTGGTGTGGGGATTGATACCCTTGTATCTACGCCAACGCCAATTTAATAGTTTGCTGGCAATATGATGATTGTGAATTACATATTTGATCCGCTTATCTGTTTTGCCAGCAATTCGGATTTGATCGGCAAGGTAGGCAGATATGCCTTCGGCTTGACCTAGATCAGCTGTAATATCAATTGCACAAACCTCACCCGAAGGCAAGGCGTTGTGATCTGATTTTACTTTTTGATGCCTAGCGTCTGAAATCCAACCATCCGATTTTCTAGATCTATCAGGAAAACAATCATCAATTTGCTCACGCAACTGAACTGCTGCTTTAGACAACCAAGGCTTCATTACAAACCGAGTGCTTTTAAGTCCTCAACAGTCAAACCAAGTGCTGCAAGTTTAGCCTGTGCTGCTGCTTTAGCATCTTTCTGTGCTTTAGCATCTGCAATCTCTTTTGCTTTAACAGCCTTAATCGCATCATCAATTTGTTTTTGAGTTGGTGCATCGCCTTCAAGAACATCCCATTTAATTGTTGAATAATCATTATCACTAAATGAAAATTCAGCCGTTGGTTTTAACAATCTAATTGCATCAAATAAATAATTATTCATTATGCACCTATTTCTAAAGCGATTATTGAACTTGTTACGCCATTTTCACCTTGACCCCACAATGCGGCACTGTCGGATGTTGTGCTAACTTTTAATTGTGTTTTATAAGTTGTTGCAGATGTTGTTGCAGGTGAATCTAAATAATTTAATGCGTAATATCCCTGCATCCAAGTTTGATTACCGGTTGCGCTAGTATTGGCTAAAATGAAAAAACCATCATTACCATTAAAAATTTCAGTAGCACCTCTCATTAAACGCCATCCACCTAATGCCCTATCAATATTTCTTTTTAACAACAATCCTTGACTAACTAAAATTAAAACTTTACTTGTACTTAATGTCGGAGTAATTGATACACTTAAACCGCTATCAGTCATTGTTGTGCTTGC